GTCAACATCTAGGTCGTTAGACCAAGAATGTTGACTTTCGAGCGTGTCATCCCAGACGGATGAAACACGTCGCTTCAGATTCCATCGCACGAGGTCATCTCTGACCCCGATTGTGGAATCTCTAACCGATCCCTGCAACTGACTCACCATTAACCCGTCAGGGTTATAGATGAGAGACTTACTGCCAAACGGAGCTCGACACGATCCATCAGAGGTAAAACGGTAGGTACGCGCCTTCGGAACGAATAACCGGTAACGATACCAGTTATTCTTTTTATCCGCACGCGCATAACCATTACGTAATGCCATTTCTAGTGGAACGTGGAAGCCCGCTGACATGTCGACGTATCGCGGAACCATAGGCATACGGGGATACCAATCCCTGATTTGTCGTATGGTCTGGCGAAGGTCGAGTAGGGTTCTAGAACAGAACCTTGTAAGTTGATTCAGAACAGCGGCGCAGTCTTGTTGAGTGTCTAGACTTTTAACATAGACACCACGGATCATGGCTCCTTCATAGAAGTCATGTCCACAAGACTCGCGGAACGGACCTTTTGTAAAGGTCTTATCGCGATTAGTTGAGAAGCCTAGGATGCCTAAGGTAGAGATGACATCCTCAGTCACAGACTGAGGACAAATGATGTCATCGCCGAAGACACCCCAGAGTTCGTCAGAACTTGCCCCCTTCCTGTTCTTCACACGTATACCAAACTGGTATTCGTGAGAAGGCAGGCGACGCCACGGTATTCCCGCGACGGAGAGGCAAGACGCGACGACGGCGCTAAATAACACGGTTTGCAATGGGAATGTAAAACCATTACCCATTGTAGAGACCATATTAAGTTTCACCGTCCCGACACCGTCAATCTCGGTCGTTGCGCATCTGGAGAACTCCAACATCCTGTAAAAGGATGCAGGGAGGAACTCCTTCAACATGGCGACGGATATGCTATCACTGGCTGATGATAAGTCAATAGTTGACAAACCATCCGTCAGCGAGCCGAGTCGGGCAAGGGCACGGTTCTTGAATTGCTGATCTTGTAGGCTAATGCCAAATAGCCTCAACAATCGCGCTTCAAGTATACGTCCGAAACCAAGCTGAAACATTGTATTCAGAGTTGGTTCGGTACATATAGTTCGTGACTCCTTATCGTTCTTAGGAACGAAGCTGAGACGATTGCTTGGAACCACCTTAGGTTCTCCAAAATGGGATCGGCGGAAGTCTTCCGCAGCTTGCCATCGTGGGAATCGTTTGATGTAGTTCAGGTACCACGTACTCAGACCGATGCGACTGCACGAAAGGGGCGAGGCAAAGAGCTTCGAATAGAAGCTACCGCCACGCGCCAATCGATTCGCACCCGGCCCGACAGAGGCTCTATCGAGCATATCATGAGGGTGATCGATTAACGCGTAGCCTCCTTCGTGCCAGAAGTCATCTAAGCACTTTCTCAGGGTGCCAAGGATGACACTGGTCTTCTCATCTAAAGATGAGGGCAGTGTCCACTCCCCACAGCCATTATTAACTGTGAGGAATTTATTCAGAGCAACTGTTCTAGTAGTCGCCGTCATACCCGTCTTCAATTTCTTGAGGAACGAGTTACGGATGCTACTGGCGGCTGCCTGCTGAATGGACGGTCCGTTGTAGGCGTCGATCCTATCTGGATCGAAACCCATCAACGCAAGATCGGATCTCAAGCATGAAAGCAGTACTTCAGGTCTGGATGCCATAAAGCAATGTTCCTTATAGGACACAGGAGGCCGACAAAGGCCTCTACGTACGAATCTACTTCAGAACGAAGCAGAAACCCTCATCACACATCATACTGGCGGAGATCGATAGGACACAAGTCCAAAAGATCAACGTCATAAAGATGCGCAATGCGAGACCGAAAGGTCTCAGAGGACGCCGGTAACCAAAGTGTCACCAAGATCTGCGCTCTCTTCGGAGAGAACGCCGACTAGGTAGGCAGCAAGGGCCCGGACCTCATCAGGATTGTACGAGTCCATCCCAGCCGGCACATCAATCGTCAACCTGGCGATTGCGGTGACCGGGACACCAGAAGCCGCGTAACCACCCTTTCGGATGATTAAGCGATACTGGTTATTTGGAACACTGCCTCGAAGCCCAGTCACGGGGTTCGGAGCCGGCAACTTTGCAAGGGTTGCCGGCTTATAGAACGTAGCCGTGAAGGGGCTTGAAGCAGTATTTGCAGTAGCAGAACCAGGCGTGCCCGCAAGGGCAGTAATGGTTTTCTGCTTGGCACCCAAAGCGGGGGCAGAGTCATCCACTTGCGTGAATGTCGCTGCAGTTGGTCCCGCGGACTGAGCACCGCCTGTTATCGAACTATCAGGTGACCACGTCATGTGGTTTATACCTCGAGAATTGGTAGCAGTTACGCGTACCGTGATAATTGTACATTACGTACGATTTACGAGTTTACCTGCAGCAATCAAAGAAGCGATATTCATGTCCTTCCTTAGATTGGTTACATTGTAACCAGTCCAGCGTAAGCTGGGCACTAGGGAAGAGCCATAATTATATCGTTCCTTGAAAGAGCGTGTAACCTCGCACCCAGGCTCCGCCGAAAGCGTGTCTTCCACAACGTCCTCCCGAGGGGCATACGGTTCGTACTTAACACTAGCGGATCGAAGGATCCGGCTATGTGAAGAAGTAGCGCCCCGTGCTAGCCACTCAATGGAAGCGGTAGGAAAACATGCGGCCTCGATTAAAGCACCAGCATTGGTGAAATAATCAACTAGGAAAGAATAAGGAACGAGCTCCCAAGCAGCCGGTATAATGTCACTGAAAGTGACACCATACTGGCTCATTCCAACATTAGCACCGGGTACGGTCGTCTTAATGACGCCGTAGTACCGGACGCTAACATCGTAACGGCGCTCGATCTTCGCAGAGACAGTAAGACCAATGCCAATTGGGTTATCAACGAAACTAAGCGGTTCGAGTCTACCTTGACGCCCTGCCTCACCTTTTATATATTTGGTGGGAGGGTGGAAAGTAATAACTCGAGAAGCCGCCTTAGCTCCGTCGACGACATCATTGACAAGTGGAACTGCCCCGAACGACCATTCTAACCAAGTTTCGGCCATTGCACGTCGCAAGGCCTTAGCAGAGCTCCCCTTCATCTTGCGGCGCCGCTCAAGAGCGGAACCTTTCAAGTTGTCGGCGAATCTGCGTAGGGACTTTAATGGACGTGCGATCAAATCGATGGTTTCTTTGAGTTCGCCGAGTGCTACAAGGCCTTGTAAAGACCTCTGTGCAGCCCGAGCGTTCTTGATAAAAACCATCTTAGCGGCGTCATCACACTCAGAAACAACCCCGTCAATGTCCAGGGGAGTAGGGAGACCGGTCAAAGCGGCCGTCTCACCGCGCAACATCCTGTAAACGAGAGTTTCAGTATATCTATCCTTCACAAGACTGTGACCGGTGATATCTGAGCTCCCGCTTATTTTAAGGTCAGTAGCCACCATGGTCGTGACCACGCCTTCCTTTCGCTTCAGCTTCTCCCGCCAGTTTGGGACATTATTTCCGTAAGTAACCCCGATGCTTTCACCGGCAAAGGGGACACTCACTTGATTAGGTCCTATTTCTGACGAGGGATTGACTGATCGATAGTAAGTATCGAGGCCACGAATGCCAGGTGACATACTGACTTTAGTAGGCATTTACGCTCCGAGATGATGGGATGGCTGGTTAGCCATCACGTGAGAGAGCTAAATCTGGCCGTAAACAGCTTCTTCAGCGGTTGAAAACGCTGTCGATCTGGGGGCGGAACAATTCCGAGTCCCAGGAATGTATACGGATAGCAAAGAGACGAATCGCCATACGGAGGAGGTCGGACTCCGGGAACATCCCGGATCGACACTCCGTAGAAACGTATCGCCTCTTCGCACCAGACAAGCCAATACTAACCGTCCCTTCTCCTATATGTCGGAGGGAAACGGCGCTGATAACTGTCAAGGCACTCTTGCGAACTCGATAGCTCACAAGATACCTGCCGGATCGTTTGTAAACAAACGACGGCTGTACGATACGCAGGCGTTCGCCTACGTGTAATACTCGACGGAATTCAGAAGCAGTTTCACTATTTGTGAAAGATTCGACGAATCGCATCATGAATAATCTCCTAAGATAGATGAATGGTGACGGCAGAGGGCCCCGAAAG